ATGAAGAAAGAAAATATTATTGAGAAAGGAGTGGTAGCGATTAAAGGCATCACGGCAATGATACCTGTTCTTGGAGGTACTTTAACTTCCGTTTGGTCAGATATAGAAGCAATTCAAGCCAAACGAAAGTATGAACGGCTTGAAGAATTTTATCTTGCCTTAGAAACAGAAGTCCAAAAGATTAAAGATCAGATCAATGAGTCATATATCAATCAACCTGATTTTCTTGATGTATTTGAGCAGACTGCCAGGCATATTATAAATGAACGTAGAGAGGAGAAAAGAATCTTGTTTAGAAATATTTTGCTCAATAGCATTATCACAAAAGGATGTAGCTACGATAAAACGGAAAAATACTTGAGGATTTTAGAGCAAATGAATAACATTGAGCTTCTCCTCTTGAAAATTCTGAAAAACCCAAAAGTTTACAATGAGAAGCAAGGAGGCATAATTAAGAATCCGAACGAAAGACAATCTAATGCTGTTTATCGGGTTCACTACACTCTTGTAAGTGAATTTAAGAAAATCATGAGCGATTTGACTAAAATCCCTCAAGATGATATTTCCGAAGCTATGTATTTTTTAGAATCAAATCGGTTGGTGAATGAAAACGCAAGCGAGTATAGGTTGCAAACGAATGGTAATCCTATTCACGTATTGGATGACAAGCTAACTTCCAAAGGGAAAGATTTCATATCTTTCATTTTAAGATAATGCGAAAAGCTTCCACCAATTTCCACTTGCGAGATTAGCTTTTCCGCCCCTATTTCCGCCCCTCCAAAAAAGAAAAACCTCCGAAACGCCTTATTATAAGCAGTTTCAGAGGTTTCTTTGAGGTTCCTGGCGAACCTCTTTTTCTTTATTTTCCTTATTTATTAGATAAAACATCATTTTTATAAAACACTGAAAAACAACAAATTATTTATCACACAAAGAAAATAGAGTAAAATAAGATAAAAGTTTGTAGTACCAATGTAGTACCAAATCAAAAAGAATCTCTATCTTTGTAGTACCAACTTATAAAAGCAAAAATATGGGTGCAACATTCATTTTAAGAACTGACAAAAGCGAAGGATATGCAACCTTATACGCTCGCATACAAAACAGGGTTCCAAAGATTAACATTCGAGTATCTACCGGATTAGAGGTTGATATAAAAGAGTGGAACAAATCTTTAACAGGAGCCAAAGCCCTAACAGCTTTCAGGACAGGCAAAGGAAAAGAACTTTACCTTAAACTAGACGCTATTTCATCAACGATTGACGCACTAATAAAAAATGGTGTAGCCATAACTTCCAACATGGCTAAAGAGCGTATACATGAAATAGTATATGCTGAACAGATAGCAGCCGAAAAAGAACGAGCAGAAGCCGAAGCTAAAGCCCTAGAAGAAGAACAGGCTACCAACTTCAACGACTTCATAGCACAATTCATTCACGAATGCGAAACAGGAAAACGGAAAAAGAAGGGAGGAACTACAAATATATCTCCTGGAACAATCAAAAGCTACAAAGGCTTTCAATCCCAGTTTAAAGCGTATCAGGAAACAAGGCTAAAGGTTATTGATTTTGAGGATCTGACAATAGAGTTTTATAATGACTTCCGATCATTCCTCACAGATAAGGAATATTCCCCTAATACTATTGCCCGGATGGTGAAGATATGCAAAACAATCTGTTATGCAGCCGAACAGCTTAAACTAATGGATGCGGCAAACGTCCGGTTTGGTTTTGATGTGATCTATAAAGATGTTGATAATGTCTACTTGACTGAAGAACGAATACAGGAACTTTATGAGTACGATTTATCCAATCGTCCGGCATGGGAAAAGATAAAAGATGTGTTTGTAGTCGGCTGTCTGACCGGGCAACGAGTAAGTGATTATAAGCGCATCAATTCAAAAATGATAGTTACCCTTACCGATGGCAATAAGTACATCAAACTTAAACAGGAAAAGACCGGAAATATCGTTTATATTCCTCTTGATTATCGGGTTGCAGCTATCCTTGACAAATATAACGGTGCACTTCCCAAAGTCTACGACCAAAAGATAAACGACCATATCAAAGAGATTGGAGAGGCTTTAGGATGGACGGAAATAGTAGAGTTGGACGAACAACGGGGAGCAATGGAGTATACAGCAAAGAAACGTTTCTGCGACCTTCTTAAAACTCATACCTGCCGAAGAAGCTTAGCAACCAATATGTATAAAGCCGGGGCTTCATTAAGTTCTATTATGGCTATCACTGGACACAACAGCGAGCAGCAACTAAAGACGTACCTTAAACTGGATGAATCGGAAAAGAGCATGCTAGCAGCTAAAGAGAATTATTTCACGAAATTACGAATAGCAAAATAATCAATCATGGAAAATTGGAAAGAACAATACAATCAGCTAGAATGTGAGTGGAAGAAATATTATAAGGATGATTTTGCAGAAGTTTATAAATACTTATTAGAAGATAATATATCAATTGACGAAGCAATAATCAAGATAGGAGCTAATTATAATGCAGAAGATATATCAAACCTCAAGAGATGCGATGAGATATTGGCTCAAGGCACCAAATTAGTAATGGATAATTCAGAAGAGCTAATTAATGAAGGAAACGCAATTATGTACGATCTGATCTTAGCATTATCTAATGAAAAAATTAAAAAGACATTATTTTTTGAAAATCTAAAAAAAGAAGATGAAAGTTTTGATGATCTGTTTATGTCGAATAACTATAAATGCGAATATGGACTTTACACATATTACAGAAAGCTAAAAGAGCATAAGCTAGACGTTTTTTTAGGAACAGAAGATTTTAAGAACATAATAGAGACATTAAATAAAGTCTGTATATTTATAAAAGAGAATAATCAACATCCTATTAAAATTCAAAACCAACTCATTGAACTAATAACATTATATATTGGAATGAGGCTTGAATATCATTTAATTATAGTATTACAAGGTTTAATAGAATGGACAGAAAAAATATATGAAAATAATAATGAGCCCGAAAAAGAAAACGCATTTGAGTTACATACCTGGATTTTAAAACAAGCAACCCGGTTGTACTATAGTTATTATCTTTCCTGCAGTAATCAAATTGAGAATGATTTTGATGTTTTCTTCTTTTCTACAATGATCGGGAGATATATTAAAGAACATAGTGATGAATATTCAATAGAAGCAATAGAAAACATCATTGATGATAACAACATTCCTAAAATCGACAAAACATTAATAAGAAAAATCTATAACAAATGCAACAATAATCAATGGAATAGTATCCCTATAGATGATTTTATCAGATTACTTAATTGTGACAATTCAATAACTCTATCTATTAAAAAAGATGAGTTTAATAGGACAAAAGTTGTATTTAAGAATATAGCCAACAGCATAAAAGATAAAGGAAGTCGCAAAAAATGGATCGAATTTATTAAAAAAGAAGTCTTCAATAATGTAGATTTTATGAAAGCTACATTGAGAACCGATACAAGCTGCGAAGGATATAGCCAAATCGATATAAATTTTAGCAGTTTTATAGCCGATTTAGGAGTTTCCCCCAATAAATAAAAAACGCCCCAATAAACTCCCCAATAAATATTTCAGAAGCGCATTGATAATCAATATTTTATCAATGCGTTTTTTTTATATTCCCCAATAAATCCCAATTTCTCCCCAATGTATCTTCGCAGTTGAAGATTAGGACGTGCACACCCTGCCTTCATAACAATTAAAAAGTATAAGTTATGAAAGAATTAAATGCAACCCAGCAAGCTATAATTATGAGTTTCTTTGATCCATTTGTAGATGTGATTGTAGATAGAGTTTCAGAAAGAATATTGTCTGTAACTGCTAAGAAAGAGCCAAAGTTCTACACTCGAAAAGAAGCCGCTGAAATCCTTCATGTCACCTTACCAACATTGGCGAGAATAACAAAGGACGGACTTCTTGTCGCCAAACATGTAGGTAGTAGAATCCTATATGAAGCAGATGCTATTGATGAGGCAGTAAAAAAGCAGGTCGTATTCAAATATCGGAGGGCATGACTATGGAAGAAAAGAAAAAGGCAGCCTCCACGACCGCCAATCTCCTCAACAACAGGAGCAAAGATAACAAATCATCTCGAATAATCCAACAGGTACGATCTATTTTCTTATCTGGCCGGAAAGTAACGGCAAGAGAAATCAACGCTGAAACAAATTCGAATGATGCCAGACGTGTAATCTCCACCCTCCGTAATGATGAAGGCTGGAACATTAAAGACGTTCGTCTGGACGATAGAAGAAAACTATATTGGTTAGAGCCGGACAAACGGCAAATGTCTATTGATTGGGAGGTTAATGGCAATGAGTGAAGCAATAAAACAGATTGTTAGCGAATTTGAAAAGCCTGTGATTGAGATTCCATCCGATATAATGGATGCTATTCAATGTAGCCGCCTGGACTTATCACAAAATATACCCGATCCGCAAATGCTCGTATCAAAAGGAAACCTACCTGTATGTACCCGGGGAAATTTTTCTTTCGTTATTGGGTTACCCGGTGCAAGAAAGAGTTTTCTATGTTCTGGTATTGCCGGGGCGTTCCTGAATGAAAACGGGTGTATGGGATTAGACAACCCGAACGGATCTGGAAAGTTACTTTGGATTGATACGGAGCAAGCACCGGGGCACGTGGCGAAGATCGGGCGGAGACTACACCGCATTGCAGGGCTTCCAACTAACATCAATTCAGATAATATCATTATTCACATGTTGAGAGAGTATCAGCCGCCAATAAGACATAAAATCTTTTATGCGTGCATGAATCTATATCATCCTGATTTTGTCGTTCTTGATGGAGTTAGTGATCTAATAGCCGACCCTAACAGTTCGGAGCAATCAACGTCTGTAATTAATGATTTGATGGCTTTTACAAAGGAATATGATTGCCACGTTCTGACAGTCATTCACGCCAATGTAGGAAGTGAAAAAGCCCGGGGACATCTTGGATCGGAGGCTTTGCGGAAGTGCGAAACAGCGATTTTTGCGGAGGCTAAAGGAGATGTAACGTTATGCAAATGGGCTAAAACTAGAGATATGCGACCGATGGACTTTGCATTTATGGTTTTGGAAGGGCTTCCCGTTGAAGCTGAATACATGCCCATTGAAGCAAAAACGGATAAACTACAACAGACTTTATCAAGTATCATGCCTCAATATCCGGCAACTATAACCTATTCGGATTTAAGACAGAAACTAATGCTACATCTTGGAGTGAAAGAAAGAGCGGCAGAAAAGAATGTTACGAAAGCGGTAGAGAATGGATATATTATCAAAAATCAGGTAGGCTGTTATTACCAGCCAAAGATTGAAAAAGCTAATGATACACTACCATTTTAATAACCGTTACCGTACCGTACTTTTCTACCGTACTCATCACCCCTTCTATAGAAGGGGGTGAATACGGTTAATACGGTATACGGCAAAAATACGGTAAAAATACGGTTATTAATACGGTGCTATAAAATTTAAAGATTTTGATTTATGAGTGAACATACATATCACCTACAAAAATACGCAGGAACGAGTACCCGCCACACCTGCCCGCAATGCGGACATAAAGGAGAATTTACTTATTATGTTGATGAAAGGAATGTTCCTATTGATGAATCGTGCGGACGTTGCAACCGGGAACGTTGCGGCTATCATCTGACACCTTCGGAATATTTCAAGGCACACCCGACCGACAAACGAAATGAGTTTACCACATGGAAACAGCCGGAATCACCTAAAGCAATTCCCGTATCTTATCTACCTTCTTTGTTGTTGACAACAGATACACACCGAGACAGAAACAATCTATTCCGGTTCATGTCTAAAGAGTTCGGAGATGTTGAGGCAAAACGGGTATTTGATCTTTATAATATCGGGACATCTCGCCACTGGAGAAACAATGACGGATTATCTACAACCTTTCCACAGATTAACGAAAAAGGTAAATTATGCCAACTAAAGGTTATGGCTTATAATCCCAATACGGGAAAACGGATGAAAAAACAAGACCGGGCGGAGATGTGGAGCGATAAGGCGCAAAAGTATATTCCAGATACTCGACCGATGGATAAGATTTGGTTTGCCGGGAAAACACTTCTCAAAAACTATGAAGCTAATCTTCAGCAAACATTCTTCGGTTGCCATTTAATAAAAGCCTCATCCCGGATAGGAATTGTTGAAAGTGAGAAATCAGCCCTTATATGCTCTATTTTGATGCCCGAAATCACTTGGATAGCAACGGGAGGCTGTAACGGATGCAAATGGACGGAAACAGCCGTTTTCAAGACGTTATCAGGCAAAAGAGTAGTTTTATATCCTGATAGTGGAATGTTGGCAAAATGGGAAGAAAAAGCCGAAATATTGCACAGCGCCGGAATAGATGTAACAGTTAGCCGGATATGTGAAGGATTACCGGATAACTGGGACGTGGCGGACGTTCTTCTTCGGGAACGGCATACGCAGAAAGGTATGAATATTGGTGAAATAATGGCTTATGCCAAAGAAATAGGAGTTTCCCGGCAAATAACATATAACGTTTGAGTATGGAAATAGAAATAATATACGGACAAGTGATAGCGAAAGCAAACAACTATCAAGCCGTGCCGGGCAAAGACGGTCAGAAACGGATCATCAAAAATGACCGGATCAGGGAATATGAGAAATCCTTCTGCCTACAATGCAAGAAGTATCGAGGAAAGCGCATTTCCGGTCGTTTCAAGCTATTTATTCGTGTATGGCATGGAAATATTCGCTTCGACCTGGATAATGCCTTAAAAACGATCCTTGATTGCTTGCAAATGGTGGAGGCTATTACAAATGACAGCCTATGTTTTGAGATTCATGCCGAGAAACGGATAGACCGACGGAATCCGAGAGTAGAGTTTGGTCTGGAAGAGATAAACGAGCAAAAAAATATATTTAGTCCAAATAAAGCGATTTAAGCCATTTTCTTTTGCGGGATGATAAGATGTTCATCTTTGCGGAGCAAATCGAAAATATTGCAAACGTGAAAAGAATATGAAAGGATTAGAGATGGTGAAGCCTTCATCATTGAAGGCAGAGTTTAAAAAGTTCGGTGATTCTTTCGAATTAGTATTCAAAAACAGAAAAAACCGAATGTACTGTTATCGAAGAACCACACCGGAGGGAATAGTATATTTTGAAGTATTCCGATCCAATTTTGGGAAAACAAAAAGCGGGTACTCCTATGAATATTATCCCAGAGATTCACAGTTTGGCGTATCTGCATGGTGTATCAGAGACGGCAAAGGAGCAATGAAGAAAGTATTTAAGTACATGAAAAGAACATTTTCTAATTAAATGGATTATTAATCATCATTTTTTTAACATTATGACAAGAGACGAATTATATATCAATAACACAAAAGCCGATCTTAATAAGACGGATATTACTTTGAGCTATAAAAGTAACCTGCTAACCGATATTAGTAAAATTATAAGTAATAGGAGTTATACGATCAGGTTGCCGAAAACGGCAAAAAATCTGGCTTTGATTGAGTGTTCACATCTTCCCAGCTCAATAAGCCGTTATCCTTACCTAAAGCATAAAGGTACATTATTGCGAAATGGTATTGAGATGATTAAAAATGCCAATGTAGTACTACTGGAGACCAGCGAAACAATAGAGGTTGCTCTTACATGGGGAAACGTCACAAACTTTGCTGGCGTGGTAAACGATGGCAAGAAGCTAACGGATATTACGCACGGGACAGTGGAAGGCGTGGACTGGGTAATATGGAGTAATAAAGGAAGCAATTCAGCACAATTTCCACTTATTGACTACGGTTTTAACTCCGGTGATCCGAACGTGTGGTATCATCCTGTAGTTACTGTGAAATGGATTTTAGACAAGATTCAGGAGCAAAGCGGAGTGACATTTAATTTCCCGTCTGACAAGCTTACTGTTATAAATAAAATGATTATTCCTCTTTTGACAAGGAATGATTCACAAGAGATATATGATGCCTACCCAATGACTTTAAGAGTAACAGGGTATGATTCATCAATAATCAAATTTGAAGCTGTAGGAGATAGTACTCAACAGTATGTTAGCACTAACGGGAGCCGGGATATTTACCCGAAATTTGATTCAACATTGAAACTGAAAGGTACAATAGAAGTTTCATACACTTATTCACAGGGAATTGATTATTTAAATACGCCTTTTCAAATTACAGTTTATAGCACACCGACCAAACAGGAGGAAATAATAAACATATATAAACCGGCTGCATATATAGAACCACCATATATTCGGCTAGTTTATAGCTTTGATACTTCTGCTACAGTTTATAAAGATGGATATTTTATAATATCAAGTGGAAACGGAAAACAACCGATAAATAGTGTATCAGGGAGTTTATCAGTAACTATAACGGAACGGGAAGAAGATGTTGTATTAGGTGAGAAATTCCCCTTAGTTCCCAATCTTCCGGACATCAAGCAAATAGACTTCATTAAAGCCGTTGCCTCAATGGTCGGTCTGTTTGCTTTACCGGATGGCGAAAACGGGATCAAGTTTATTCCCTTCGATAATCTGTCTGCAAACAAATCTAAAGCTGTAGACTGGACGAATCGTGTGATAATGGCTTATAATAGCGTAACGCCAAGAAACTTACAGTACACCCTTGATAACATTGCTCAAAACAACTGGTTCCGGTATAAAGAAGATGATAATGTCATGGGAAACTATGACGGAAATATCCAGGTTGATGATGCCACGATTGAGTACGAACGTGATGCCATCACTTTGCCTTTCTCCGCCTGCAGTACAAAAGGAGGCGTGGCTTATATTCCCCTCTATTCCTATAATGATAATGGAGAGCTACAATATAATAAAGCCAATCCACGAATATTACTTCTTAATGACACAAATGGAATATTCAAGGGGCTAGAATGGACTACCTTAATTGCAAATAACTATCAGACGTACAAAGGACTAATCAATAATGCAAAGGTAGTGACCGAGTATATCCGTCTTAACAGTATCGAATTGCGGGACTTAGAGATGGATATACCGGTTTATTTGGCTCAATATGGTTGTTATCTGGCTATCATAGAGATAAAGACCAAAGAGAACGATATATGCGAGTGTAAACTTTTAAAATTGTAATGACATGGAAGAAAATGTAGAAGAAAAGATTCGGAGTATTACCGAACAGGCCAATCAAACTAGAAAAATGCTTTTAGAAGAGTATTTGGGACATTCTATCTCTATGGAGGAGGCTATAAATATGGAAATACCGGACGAAGCTTTGGATCATCTGGGAGATTTGTAATTTAATGATTAAATATAAAAGACTACTGAAGATATGGCAAAATTTAATGAAGAAACAATTCAAAAGTGCGTTGACTGGGTATGTGAAAACGGACTTATAGATTATGGCGGTGCAAAGCTTATTGACTTCTGTAATGTAATGGGAATCGGAAAGAGTACCTATTACCGATGGATGGAAAATGAAACTTTCGGGAATGCTATAAAAAAGGCGAAAGAAGATTTCAAAAACGGATTGGAACGCAATGTCGTTTCCTCCCTTGCAAGGTCTGCCATCGGGTATGAATACGAACAGGTTTCTTCTGAATACTACATGGAAGGCAAGAAAAAGAAGTTGAAAAAGGAAGTAAGAAAAAATGTCCGTGTTGAACCTAATGTGGGAGCCGGAATATTCCTTCTCACAAACCTTGCTCCTGACAGATGGAAGAACAAACAGAACACCGAGCATTCCGGAGAAGTTTCTACCGGATTGACCGTTGTAGTCAAGAATCAGGAAGAAGCGGATTTAATCAAACAATTAAAAGAACATTAGTTATGTCTGCACCTAAAAGAAACCAATTTTGGAAGTTGAGAAACAAGCATGGGAGAAGCAAGCGTTTTGCTTCTCCTGAACAGTTGTGGGAAGCAGCCTGTGAGTATTTTGCCTATTGTGACAGGACTCCATGGAAAGCAATCAAGAATAAAACGAAAGGAGAAATAAAGGAAAAAGAAGAAAGCCCTACACAACGTCCTTACTCTCTGACCGGGTTAATGGCTTATTTAGATGTTAGTAAGTCCTTTTGGAACGATTTTAAAAAAGGTAGTCATGAAGATTTTTCCGTAGTCATTACACGCATAGAGAATGTCATCAGGACACAACAATTAGAAGGTGCTATTGTTGGTGCGTTTAATCCCAATATAGTTTCCCGAATTATAGGTCTTTCTGATAAACAAAAGGTAACTCATACCATCAACAGTAAAGAGTTTAAAGGCTTTGATTTCTTACCTTATATTCCCAAAGCAGATGAAAGTATATGAGGTTTTAGCATCAAGCCGCTTTCTACTCGCTACAATGAACAGAAACGGAGTGAGCGCAGATGATATAATGTATCTTGATATGTTCTATGAGTATAGAGATATGCTTGCAGAAGGACGAAAAGAAACCGAAATTCGGGACTTTCTTGCAAACAAGCATAAATTATCAGCCTCAACAATAAAAAGGATCATAAAACGTCTGAATGATGAATATAAATTATAGTTTTAATGGCTAAGTATAAACAAAAGTCCCGAACCAATCAAGGAACGGGGCTTATTATTTCTCTCATTTCAGCCTTTGCCAAAGGGGAAAGTTCTTTCATATAATTACATTTAAAAGCGGCTGATTCCAGGTCAAGCACATCATAACGGACGCCGGAACGTAACTTTTCATCAACATCTTTATATTTCTTCACTATGCCAGCTTTTACCCATTTAGTAACATTTCCTTTGCCATACCGGATATGTGCCTGATTTTGAGATATAAATTGAGATTCTTTGAATAAGCTAATTCGTTCTTTTTTACGACCCAGATTTTCTGCAAATTCTACTAGCTTAAACAGCAATTCTTCGGATATGGCTACAATCATATTAACATTTATTTTTACCACATCACTCATAAGACTTAGGAATGTTCAAATATTGATATTTAATTCTATCTAACAGATGAAATACAGGAAATGTAAGTGCATAATAATCTGTAACACCATTTACAGCAACTAATTTCCAATATGAGTAATATGCAGTTTTTTGAATATTGAATGTATATTTATTATCATAAATTAATAATTCATGTTGTTGTTTCTCCGTTATTGATGGATATAAAAGACATAATACTTCATTTATAGCTGTAAAATTCTTCCTATACGGAGATAATGGTTCTTGTATAGAACAGGCTGATATCGCATTAGAAACTTCATAATCATCTACAAACATTTTTTTCAAAACAAGAAATAATAATCCTGCATAATCACACGTTTTATGAAAATCGTCAAGAGTCTTTGTTGGTATTATCTCAATATGTGCTTCTTGAATTTTTGTTATTGTTCTAACATTTATTTCCCCACAATTAATCATTACCTGAATAATGTCAAGATAGCGTTCAAAAAATTCACTTCTTACATCAGGCGGCATATTTATTTGACTGAATAGAATATTTATGACTTTCACAAGATCATTCCTTATATCAAAACGAAAGATTTCCGTTGAATAGAATTTATCAATATATCCATTGAAAGCTTTATTGGTTCCATTGATATGTACAAAGCAATCACGCAAATTATTTATATCACATACTATAATAATTTTATCAAACCCAAATTTATTCTCTCCTGTACCCGTTTCATTGTCATTTGTAGACAAAATATTTAACAAGCGAAAAGACTGTAATGGTTCAAGACGATCAAAATCATCTATCAACAAAATAGTTTCTTTTTGCTTATTCTCTAATTTGCTAGCTTTAATAAGCATTTCTCTTATCAAATTAGATATGTCGTTCATTTCATAACTAGTACCTATCTCATTCTCTAAATCGTTTAAAAATTGTTCGATTTTAGTCTTTGGAGAATCATCTTTGTAGTCTTTGTATATATTCGCAATCACTTCTATTGCTTTACCTAACTTTACTGTATTCTCATCAATAAGTGATGCTACTTCCAAAATACTTTGCAATAACTTAAGCGCATTACTTTTCACCGACCTACATATTGTAGAAACTTTTTCAAAATCAGTTCTTTCAATCGTAATCCCAGTCCCCAACAATTGAATTAATATGTCGAATTTTATTAACTCGTAAATGTCTTTATTAGTTGAAGTCACATAATTTACTGGGAATAGTTTACATACGTAATATTTTTCCTGTTGTTCTGGATCATTAAAAAAATTATTTAAAAATGTAGTTTTGCCACTTCCAAAACAACCTGAAAAAATAATTCGTTGGTTATTTGTATTATTTAGATGAGCCTGAAATTGCTCCATCATACCCTTTGTTTCTATTTGACGCATAAATATTTCTGTATTATTCCTCACTTTCTATTCTAATCTCCATAATAAGAACAAAACGAATTTATTCTTTAGATTATTCCGGTTCGTAACCCTAATAATAAGATTGTGTAATACCCTTAAATATAACTTCTCTATCATCTACCTGGTTGGTTAATCTTTGATGTAACAAAGTCCGTAGTTCCAGGTCGTTAATCGGGCTTCTTTCCATAGCTTGCAAATAGAGAACCTTATCTACATTCTGCCAATCGATCACCATGCCAAGACGTTTTTTAAGTATCACATCAAGATACATACAATTAGCAAAACGAAAGTTTCCCTTTACTATATTCAACGTACGCACCTGTTCAGCAAACCTGTACAACCCATCGAACAAATAACGGTGTATGTCACACAATCCCTTTACGGTTCCCACCTCAATACGATCTATATCTCCAGTTTCAAACAAGGCATGAGCTTTTGCAAAGCTCAATTTATCTATTTCATTTGTATTCATACCCTATTGCATTATAGACAAATATCTTTGTAAAGAGGCTATTTCGGCCTCAACAACAAGTTTTTGAAAGGCTTCCGGCTTATTCTCTGTATGAGATTCTTCCAGTGCTTTATAATAACTTATTTTATCCTCATTGCTACCTTTTAAAGTAACCAATGTATACCCATTCCGTAAAAGATAAAGATTCATCAATAAACGTGACGTTCGCCCGTTTCCATCAATAAACGGATGAATACGTACAAGTTCGTCGTGAAGATATGCGGCTATAAGTACCGGATGTACTTTTTCTTCCTCCATCTGCCGGAACTTTATCATAAAATCCTCCATTTGCTTCTGTATTAAATAAGGTTGTGGCGGCATGTGGGTACTACCGGAAATCATGACGGGAACGGTGCGATACCGCCCGGCATTTTCACGATCTATTCCGTGCAAGATAAGAGCGTGTATTTCTTTGATAGTGCGTTCGCTTATCTCTATATCTTTCTTCGCTATATCTTTGATATAATCAATAGCCTCGCTATGATTGATAGCCTCCAGATGTTCACGCATAGATTTGCCGGATATGGTAACTCCTTCATTTACTACTAGAGCGGTTTCCTGTAATGTAAGGGTATTGCCTTCGATTCGGTTACTTTCGTAAGTGTATTCTATATCTAAGGCATCCTGTATCTTTTCCAAAGCATCTTCCGGTAATGGACGTAAAGCGGATAATTCTCCTTTGAGTGTGTCAGCTTTATCTAACAACAGTTTTAAATCTTCATTCATGACTATTCTACTTTGATACTATAAAACAATTTCTCCGCTTTCTATTCTATCCAGCAACCGGGACAAATCCGGCACACTATTTATATTGTAACTGGTATCTCTTATGCGGATTACTCCAATAATACCACCGGAAGAAGAAGGTGCAAACAGCTCTGTAATATCAACCTCTAAAGCATTGGCAATCCTTTCCAGTGTTTCAAGCGTTGGATTTCCATTGATAGCCCGGCTTAAACTTTCTTGCTTAATACCCATCTTTTCCGCAAGCTGGCTCACTGTGATGCCTTTTTCTTTACATACTTCTTTTATTCTCATGATAATGACATTTTAAGTTATAATTCAATTTATGTGCAAATATAGGAATAAATAACTCAAAAGTTATATCTCATAGTTAAATATAGTTTAAAGCATCATTATTTTTCATTTAGATAATTGTAATTATGATATTAAGAGTTATATTTGCACTATAATAATAACAATAAAAGTTATAAAGATATGGCACGTTACGATTTAAGCAAGATAATGAAGAGAGCTTGGGCACTATTTACGAATGCCCGTGTAAAGTACCCGACATTTGCCGATGCACTCCGTAAATCTTGGAGCATGGCAAAGTTTGAGGTTAGAGTAGCCGAAGAACGCCAAGCAATCGAAGCGGAGACTAAAGCACGTGAAGCAAAGGTACGTGAAGAGAACGAGCAAGCCGCAATTAGTTCGGTTCTTCTTCAGGCACAAATCGAAGCCGATCGGATCAGAAGAGAAGCGGAAGCCAAAGCGGAACGCATGAAGGGCGAGATAGCAGCACGCAAAGAGGGCATCTCTTACAATGAGTATCAAAGCCGTATTAGCCGTGCAATGGGCTACGGGTGTGGTTCCTATTGCGGTGACTAATATCTACTGCATATATCACCTGAAGTACTGGTTCGTGAGAATAGGTGCTTCTCTTTCACTGAATTATTAACCGGATGGGATCGTAAAACGCTACCCCATCATAAAACATATACAATGACAGAAACAAAGGTTTACAAGCTCCACGAGAGCAAGCAAGTAGAGGATATTACTACCATGCTAAAGATAGAAGGAATAAAGCATAATGTATTCGAATACGAAGAGTACACAGCAATAGAAGTAACCGGCACACCATTAGAGATAATAAGAGCCTCCACGATATACCAACAGGTTACAACCATTAAGCTATAACGAGATGGAGATATTGATAGTATTTGGATGCCTATACACCGGCTATAGGATATTTAGGAGAAAGGGAGAACACTTCTTTGATGTTTAATCAATTATGAACGCTACACTAATTATTTGTATCATCCTTCTTGCTTTTTGCGTCTGGGATGAAATTTTTAACGATAACAACAGGAATCAATCAATATAAAATATAACTATGGAAATGGTAATAGAGCCCGCTAGCAAAGAACGGACAGAGCAAGGAGAGCAGTTTATCGAAAGACTACTAAAGATTCTACAAAACAACGATAAAGTAACGGTTAACGTAATGTATTGCCAGACTTGCGTTATTGACAGGCTGGTAACTGTAGAATCTGGCACCAGTTTTAATGCGGGTCTAAGTAAAGACAATTGTACAGTACTAAATGAAATGGTTTACAACTCACATCAATAAAAAGGAATCATGGACTTATAAGAGATATTATTGCAAAGACTTGTATTTCTGACTGATGAATACTTTCTGTTAAAGAAAAGAGTTAAGGAGTTGGAGAACGAGACAAGAATAAAGAGTTCAACGGCTCCAAGGATAATAAAGATGAGAATAGAGAAAGCAAAATAAGTTAGTGTTTAGGGGGCTTCGGCCTGGCACATTAGTTGACGCCATCAACAAAGACGCCCGGTAACAATACGGTTGCCGGGTTTACATTTCTTGCAAGTTCTTGAAGAATATTCAAGGATTCATTAAACTTTCGAATTATGAATATACATCAAACATCACCCAGATCTGATTGCACCCACTTCGCCAAGTGCGGCAAGCGGTCTATAGCTTACTGCCGGAGATATGGCGCACATGAGTGCCTTTCGTGCCAGATGGTTAAACGGAAGCCAAAGAACCGGGTTATAGTGGACGGAGTAGAGCGGAAGAGATGCACGCATTGCGGAAAGGTTCTTCCCCTTCACCGCTTCTATGATCGCACGGTAGTACGGAACGGCAAAAGCTATCATTTAAAAACGTCATGGTGTCGGCTGTGTATGTCCGGTACTCAATGCGAAAGGACGGCCAGAAAGAAAGGTTTATTTCCCGGTAAAATTACCGGAAATCCGATAAAAACGGGCTGAATTTGCCTATAAGCGGGGTAATATTGCCGGAATACGACAGTTTATTTCCATTTAAGCCATATAAATAGCCTCATCACAGAGGTAGAACCTATCAACAAAAAATTGTATCTTTGTATTGGTTTTGAAATTAATGCTTTTTTATCTGATACAAAATTAGTTGTCGGTTCGTTTGTACCTATTTTTACGTTTGTTGTTCCATGCTGTTTCGTCGTGAGATGAGGCAGCATCTTTTATTTATCCCTGTTTTTCCTTTCAGAGTTCGCAATTTTAAGGCTTTCTCTTTTCGGATGATAGTTTCTATATCTGGTGCGAGAAAGTCGCTTAGATGCAAACAAAATACAAATGCCGATATTATCTGTAATCCTTTCTCTTTTCCCTAATAAAAATAGCGTCGATATGGTTTGTTTAACTTTGTCTATCTTTGTTGTTTGTTTTATGTTTTATGGCATATTTCGGGCAAAAAACGACCATAAAAAAGCAAAATAAGATAAAATGAGATAAAGAAAACAGTAGAAACATACTATATTTGCATTATGAATATTGCAATTAAAATACCAAATGCGGACAGAGACGAAAGGATAGGAAGTGTATTCAATCATCTTTTTTCTGTTATATTGCAGAATGAAATATACGGAGAGGGGGATAATATTATTTGGGATTTCTCGAATACGTCATTTTTTCATCCGTTCTTTTTATTCCCTTTTGCCATATATAGAAGCAAATGTAAAACCAACATTGATTGCAAAAATCTTCCCTCATATATGAGAAGTTATTTGAGTTGTGTGCGTTTCTTTGACATGCTTACGATAGAAGATGATGAGGGACTGAAAGAGGCATTAAAAGAGTATTTGGTTAAAAGCTATATTCCTATATGCAGATTCAGTAGATTAAATAAGAATATTGATTCGATGCAGACAATAATTCAATCTGTAGTAGAAAAACAAAAGCAGTTAGATGCAAGGCTGAAAACTCCAATTTCATATTTAATTAGTGAATTAGTTTGCAATATAGACCAGCATTCAGACAGTGAATTTGGTTACATCTATACACAGTATTTAGGCAAGGAGAATAGTTTAGACATTTGTATTGCCGATGACGGGATCACTATATACGGAAGTTATGTAAAAACACAGAAAATGATAGAAGAAATAGGTGATAATGAAGCAGAAGCACTTAAATTTGCCAACGAAGGGTATTCTACAAAGAATCTTCCAGAAGCAGAAAATAGAGGGTTTGGCATATCTTCCACAAAAAGCATGATTGTAGAAGGGCTTGGAGGCGCATTTTTTATGCTATCCGGAGGCGCATTTCATCGACATGATATTAACGGAAGTTCGTATGTTAGGCTTCCAGAATCCATTAGTTGGGATGGTACAGTAATACTTATGAGAATACCGTTAACAGTAAATAATTCTTTTGATTACATGAAATATATAAGGTAGGAGGTAGTATTATGAACGAAATGATTAAACTTTACGATTTGTTTGGAACAGAAATACGTTCACGCTCTAATGCCGATGTATTGCGTGAAAAAATCTTGAATTGTAATATTTCTATTATTGACCTATCGCAAATAACATTTATTTCTAGGTCTTTTGCGGATGAGCTTTGCAATTTGTCTGAAAGCGAGAATATCAAAATTTATAATGCAAAAGGCATTGTAAAAAATATGCTGTCTATTGTATCTGAAAGCAGAAAGAATAAACGAATAAGGAAAACCGACAATGCCGAGATGAAAGAATTTAGCGATTTCAAAAGTCTTTCTAATTTTTTGGCTACTATATCATAAATATGCAATATCTGTATTCTTATGAGACAGGATCGAATACAAGCATTAATTGAGATAGTCTTATACATAATCAACCGAACAGGAGGAATTGATTATCAACGCCTGTTTATTATACTATACTTTGGCAATCAACGAAACCTTCTGGAATGGGGATTCCCAATGATAGATGATAAATTTTATGCTTTTCCGCATGGTCCCGCACCGATAGAATTGTACAAGGCAATCAAAGGGGATAAAACTGTTTTGTCTGGTTTAAAAGATAGTGTTTATATCTCCCAGTACTATTTGCTACCAAAGCGTCAAGCTAATACAGACTACCTTTCTATATCCGATATGGAAATACTGAAGGATTGCATTACAAAATACGGAAGTATGAGTTTTGCCGAGCTCGAAACCGTTTCACGCCCTAACTGTTGGAAAGTTGCTAGAGAGACCCCGGAAAGGCCTTTTATAGAAGCTGCTGACATTGCCCGGGATGGTGGTGCAAATGAAAGACTTATTGAATATATTAATGAAATGATTGAATTTGATGAATTAATGACATGA